CCACCGGTATCGCCCGATATACCGGCTCCACCACCACCGCCACCAGCAACAGCAAGATAGGCAAGAATAAACGGGGCGTCCCTAAAACTTAACCACCCAGCAACAGACGAATACCACTCAGGTTCACCTGTCGTCTCATTGAATCTCATCTGACCGGCAGTAGGAGAAGAGGGGCGCTCAGCGGTAGTACCAGAAGGCAACTGCACACCTTCACCAGACGTATCACCAATGTTCACCCATGTTGATCCGGCCCACACAAACACTTTGCCGGTATCGGTTTCAAAGATTACTTGTCCGGTATAAGGGTTATCGGGGCGGTCTGTTGAAAGACATACCCCTGTTTTTAGCCCGCCGGTAGTAGAAGAAACAGCCATTAGTTCTTGAACCTCACTAGGACAATGCCAGAACCACCCGCACCCGCAGTACCGCTAGTTTGTCGTGAGCCGCCGCCGCCGCCCGTATTCGTGCCGCCCGCCTGAAGTCCGTTAGTAGCCTCGCCATAGCCGCCGCCGCCGATACCTCCAGAAATGTTGTTGGTGCTACTAGAACCTCCGCCGCCGCCAGCGTAATAGGTAGTGGTTGCCACCTCTCCGCGCCAAACGGAAACGTCAGCGCCCGCTCCACCCGCACCACCAATAGCAGACGACGCTGATGACGGCGAACCGGCTGCACCCGCTCCGCCACCACCGCCACCGGCGGCTCCGCCGCCGCCATAAGCGCCGCCGTCATTCCCGGTAACGCCATCACCCGGCTGGGCCACGGCGAGCGAATAGCCTCCGCCGCCACCCGAACCGTGACCACCGCCACGCTCTTGGAACCGTGAGCGGCCGGTGCTACCGGTCGGGGCGATAATGCCGCCGACGACTGAGCCGGTGCCGTGAGTGCGAAGAGCGCCGCCTGCTCCGATTGTGACAGTCTGATTAGCGTCAAAGTAGACCTTATCGACGTACATCAGGCCACCGGCTCCGCCGCCGCCACAATAGATCGAATCACTTACGCCGCCCGCCCCGCCGCCGAGGATGAGCAAATCGAACAAGCCTGCATCTGTAACGGTGAGCGTGCCGGATGAGGTGAACGTAAGCATGGTGTATGACTCGCCACTGACCGTGATCGTGGCAGAAGAGTCGCCCCCTGTTGCGGCTCCATACCGTGCGTCAGACACACGGTTACTGATATACCAAGTAGTACCGTTCCATGTGTATTCAATATCCCCGGCGGTATACGTATCGTCTACTGAGGGGGCGTCAGGGAAAGATAAAGGCATTACGACCACCCCATCATGTCGCGTACCATACAATCACAACCCCAGAACCACCATCTTCAGCGGCTTCGGCATTACCACCTGCGCCGCCCCCACCGCCAGTGTTTGCCAAACCAGCCGAGTTTTGGCTTGTTCCGTTGTAGTTCATTCCGTCCCCGCCACCGCCAGAACCACCAACAGGGGGCGTGTAACTAGCCGCAATGGTTCCTCCTCCTCCGCCCCCGAACACGCCATTCTCACCGTAAGTAGTGCCTATGTCGGACGACAGGTCAAGCCCGTCACCGCCATTGTAATCTGGAGTACCTTCACCAACAGTAGTCGCTCCTCCGCCGCCAGCACCGCCGTTGGGTACTGTTCCACCAGCGCCTCCATCATTTCCGTACCCAAATATTCCAGAGTAACCAATCTGCGAAGACTGAGTAGACGAACCCCCAGAAAAGCCGTATCCGCCGCCACCGCCAGAACCACCATCTACACCAGCGGCGGCACCCTGAGCACCTCCGCCTCCTCCGCCAACTGCAACGAATATAGACCCAAACGATGAATTAGAGCCGTTACTGCCAACAGCAGTTGTGGTGGCACCAGCACCACCAGCGCCGACGGTTACAGCATAGGTTCCCGGTGGGATAGTCGCAGAGGGCTGGTACACGACGCCGCCAGCGCCTCCACCGCCACCATAGTTCGTGCCTCTGCCTCCGCCTCCACCACCAGCGACAACAAGAACATTAGCAAAAAGCGCAGAAGAGGAGGTTACAACTAAAGAGTCTGTCGTTGTGAAAACGTGGAGGGTGTAACTTCCGTAGGTGGTTTCAGTCCCACCAGAAGCGCTGGTCGGACTGAGTGGTGGAGCACCAAACTCAACCCACTGCTGAGAAGAACCATCGTCGTAATAGGCATATACCCTGCCGTCATCAGTGTCAAACCAAATGTCCCCAGAAGCAGGGCTAGAAGGGGCCGACGATGACATGATCGCACCCTTATTGCTTTCCCACGCCGACCCCGACCAGAAACGCAAGTTATTCGTATCAGTCTCATAAATAACTTGACCCTGATAAGGGTTAGCAGGGCGCGTTGAACTAGTGCATACCCCGGTCTGAATACCCAGACGCCCAAGAGCAGCATCAATCGACATTTAGACTTCCTTCACCCAACCCACACCAGTAATATTCACCCCAGAACGATCAGCGACAGACTGAACCGTTTCCGTAGCAGACATCACAAGCGCCGTATCAAACACCAACGTGTCATTCGCCGCAACAGGCAACTGATAAAACACCGCGTTGCTCGCCGTTGAAACATCACCGATACTCATCGTCACCCACGCATCAACACCGTTAGTATTCGTAAAAATCACCTGCTTGGTCACCCAAACACGGCTAGCAGGAACCGTTCCCACCACCCCAGCAGACGCGGCAGTGCTCACCTCGGTCGGGCCAAAAACCCTCGTCTCGGTACGATCTCCTGTAGCCATTACGGACCAATCTCCATCATGAGTAACGCAGCATCCGTGCTGCTACTTGTAATTGTAGACGACGACGATCCGCCACCGCCTGTGCCCCCAACCTCAACCCACACCGAATCGTAATACACCAACAATTTGCCCGTGTCAGACTCAAACCACATGTCACCCTCATCAGGGCTAGACGGCGGCATGTCAGAAACCGTTACAGAAGCACCCCCACCGCCACCGGCAAGAAGCCACGATGAGCCGTCCCACACATACATGACAGCAAGCGTCGTGTTGTACCAGAGTTCACCGACGGTCGGGCCCGCTGGGGCGCTTGTACCAACAGTGACACCGTTGTTTCCGGTCGCACCGATTTCAACCCACTGGGCGGAAGTGCCATCGTCATAATAAATATAGGTGTTTCCGGTGTCGGTCTTGTACCACAGGTCACCTTGGATGGCGTCGGACGGGGCGGCATCGGCTGCGGTCGACTTAATGCCCGGCGCGCCACCCACCTCAACCCACTGCGACGTGTTGCCGTCGTCGTAATAGATGAACGTCAGACCGGTATCAGATTCAAACCACAGGTTTCCAACATCCGGCGTTGAAGGTGGCGTGTCGGAAACAGTGACCGACGCTCCACCACCGGACACTTCCTGCCACGTTCCACTGGAAATAAAGTAGAACGTGTCATTCGTGGTATCAACAGCGATGGTTCCGTCGGGTGCAGAAACTGTTGGGACACCGGTCGTGGTGATCGTCGTCACCCCGTAGGTTCCGGTCACATGATCGAACGTGACGCTCGCGTTCGTGCCAACGTCCTGACCGATGTAAACCGTCGGGGTTGCACCTTCCCCAGAGTTATTGGAAAGAGAAACACCAGTTCCGGCTACAAGGCTTTCAACATAATCGCCGGTCGTGTCGGTTCCAAGGGCAACAGAGTCGGCTTGGATTGTTGCCGAAATGTTGATGTCCGCACTTCCGTCAAATGATGCGGAGCCAGTGACATCACCTGAAATTTGGATGGTGCGGGCCGTCGCAAGCGCAGACGCAGTGCTCGCGTTACCTGTCACATTGCCGGTGACATTTCCGGTTACATTGCCGGTTACGTTTCCGGTTACGTCACCGGTGACGTTGCCAACAAGATCTGCCGTTACGTTTGCGAACGTGACCGACGCGCCGGTTCCAACATCCTGACCGATGTAAATTGTCGGTGTCGCCCCTTCACCTGAGTTGTTGAGGAGGCTGACACCCGTGCCAGCGACAAGGCTTTCTACATAGTCGCCGGTGGTGTCTGTTCCAAGGTCAATTGCGTCGTTGACCCATGCTGTGCCGTTCCACTTGAGGAAGTCGCCTGCGGTCGCCGATGAAATTGTGGTGTCAGTCGTATTCCCGATGGTCCACGGCTGGTTGATCCAGTCGGCGCCGTCGTAGTACAGAATGTCACCTGTTGCCGGGGTGACAATCGTAAGGTCAACATCACTCAGGTCGCCAATGGCATGATTTGAGATGTCGGAGACGGTTCCGGTGACGGTTCCGGTAAAAGTTGCGTCGCTACCGTTAGTGCCGTTGTCAAGAATTTTAGATGTTCCGTTGGCGGCGTATACGTCACCGGTCAGGTTGCCGGTTACGTCACCTTCAATGTTTGCGACGAGCGAGGCGACGGTGTAGCCGGTTGCGGCTGTATCAACGGTGGTTGTCGGTGCGGTTTGTGAATCTACGAAGAGGCGGAATTTGCCGTCGGTAGCGTCACGGAACAGACCGGCATACAGATCTTGCGAGCCGGAAGTATCGTACAAACCATAAAAACCGATGTCAACACTGTCGGTGGTGTCGTTTCCACTTCCGAGAATGATCAAAGGATCTTCCACAGTCAACGTTGCGGTATCAACCGTGGTGGTGTTGCCGTTGACCGTAAGATCTCCAGTTACCGTCAGATCGTTGAACGTGACGTTCGCAGTTGTCGCAACATCCTGTCCGATTGCGATCCCAGCAGATGCACCCTCGCCCGTTCCGTTGTAAACGGTGACGCCAGTTCCGGCGCTAATCGATTCGATGTAATCACCGGTCGTATCAACACCCAGTTCAACTGAATCTGCCTGAACTGTCGTGGAGATCGTGACGTTTGCACTGCCGTCGAATGACACCGATCCGGCAACGTCACCTGACAAGGCGATCGTTCTTGGCGTCGACAAAGCGTCTGCCGTGGTGGCGTTACCGGACAGGTCGCCGGTCACATCACCAGTGAACGTGGCGTTAGTGCCGTCAGTTCCGTTCTCAAGAATCTTTGACGTGCCGTTAGCAGCATAAACATCGCCGGTCAGGTCACCGGAAACATTTCCGGTCACATCACCAGTCAAGTCAGCCGAAACGCTTGCGAACGTCACGCTCGCAGTCGTGGAAACGTCTTGGCCGATAGTAACGGTCGGCGTAGCCCCCTCACCGGAGTTGTTGGTGAGAGTGACACCAGTTCCGGCGGTGAGGTTCTGAACGTAATCTCCGGTTGTATCGGTACCAAGCGCAACGGAGTCGTTTTGCACCGTCGTGGAGATGGTGACGTTCGTACTCCCGTCAAACGACACAGAGCCGACCACATCTCCAGAAAGTGCGATCGTTCTAGCGGTTGATAGGGAATCTGCCGTGGTGGCGTTGCCGGTTACATCGCCGGTCAGATCTGCGGTAACTGTCGCAAAAGTTACGTTTGCTGTGGTTGAAACGTCTTGGCCGATGGCGACTGTAGGGGTTGCGCTCTCACCGGTATTGTTGGTCAGGGTGACACCGGTACCCGCCACCAGACTGCTTACGTAGTCTCCGGTCGTGTCAGTTCCGAGGGCAACAGAATCAAGGCCAATGGTTGCCGAGATCGTGATGTCTGAGGAGCCATCGAACGATGCTGAACCAGATAGATCGCCACCCAAGTTGATGGTTCGTGCCGTTTGGAGAGCCGAGGCGGTGCTCGCATTTCCGGTCACATCACCTGTCAGATCAGCAGTAACCGTGTTGAAAGTTACATTTGCGGTAGTTCCGACATCCTGACCGATTTGAATGGTCGGCGTCGCGCCCTCACCAGTGTTGTTGGCAAGGGTGACGCCCGTACCGGCCACAAGGCTCTCAACGTAATCACCCGTAGTGTCCGCACCGAGCGCAACTGAATCAAGACTGACAGTCGCCGAGATCGTAATGTCGGCGGAACCGTCAAACGATGCAGATCCGGACAGGTCGCCACCGAGGTTGATGGTTCTGGCGGTTTGAAGCGCCGAAGCGGTGCTGGCGTTACCGGTGACATCGCCAGTCAGGTCGGCATTTACCGTGTTGAACGTGACGTTAGCGGTAGTTCCAACATCCTGACCAATTTCAACAGTAGGTGTTGCTCCCTCGCCTGTGTTGTTCGACAGGGTTACGCCGGTGCCAGCAACGAGGCTTTCCACATAGTCGCCGATAGTGTCAGTTCCCAGAGTGATGTCGTTGGGAATGTCGTTTGTTCTTCCGGCGCCAAGGACGAGAAGTTCACCGGTTGATGAGTCGACCCTGATAACTCGCGCAATTTTTTGAACCAGATCCGTGGATGACGTGGGCCGTGTCGCAGTGAGCCCTCCGCCGGGAGCGACATACAGCGAATCGTTGATGGCATAGGTGCTGGTGTTGAGGTTCCTGATGACACCCAGAACGGTGGCGTGACCTTCGGCGTTATGTGCGAGCGTTTCTTGAAGAATTCCCAGTGCAGGCATCGTTGATGCCGTCGATGCGTCAGATGGTGAAACTTCGGTGGCTCCGGAGGAACCCACCGACCCTGTTGCATAGACCGGTGTTCCAGCCGAGATCGAAGAACCTGACGTGTTTTTAACGTGCAGGTACAGTGAACCTGCAATGTTGCCGTGGATGTGGTTTGCGGTCAGAATGCCGTCAACTTCGGCGTTCTGCGAAATATATGCGTCACCTACGACATCTAAAGTTTGAGAAGGAGTATTTGTTCCCACTCCAAGACGACTGTTCGCGTCATCCCAATACAGATCTGTTGAACTGTCCAGCGCGTTACTGGTAACAAACTGGATTGATCCGTCTGGCCCAGATGTTGGCGTGCCGCCGCTCGCAGCACCAATCTCAACCCATTGCTCCGATGTGCCGTCGTCGTAGTACACATAAGTTTTACCGGTGTCGGTTTCAAACCACAAGTCACCGTTCGACGGGGTGCTTGGCGCGGTGTCCGACGTGAACATCGCAACAACAGACGAACCGCCGACCTCTACCCACTGCGACGTTGAGCCATCGTCGTAGTAGATGAACATTGAACCTGTGTCGGATTCGTACCACAGGTTGCCGGGGTCAGGGCTGGACGGAGCAGCATCAGAAACGGTTACTGACGCACCACCGCCCGATACTTCTTGCCACGTTCCGTTTGATCGGAAGTAGAACGTGTCGTTGGTGGTGTCGATCGCGATTGCACCGTCACCGAGTGTTGCGGTTGGTGCGCCCGAGGTGGTGAGGGTGATGACACCTCCGGCGGCTTCGAAGGCGTCATCGGTTTTTAGTAGGTCTGCACCGCTCCGGTACAGGTTGATGTCCATCCCGGTGATGGATGTGCCGTCACCCCAAAGGATGCGTCCCCCGGCTTCAATTCTGATGCGGTCTTCGGTTTCACCGTCAAGGCTGATAGATAGGCCCTGTGAGGACGCCGACGTGAGTTGACGTATTGAAATTGGGACGGTGAACTTCTGAGCCACGACTCAAAGCCTTTCATACCACTGCCCTCAAGCAGTGGATGAGAAGTTATTTTTCGACTGGTGTTATCAGCCGGTTACGATGATCTTGTAGTCACCACCGGCGATGCTGGCTCCGTTGATGGTGACGGTGACGGTGTTGCTGTTGGTGCGAACCGTGTCAGCGATAACCGTCTGGCCGCTACTCGTCTCGTATACCTGTACGAGGACGGTGGTGGTGCCAAAGTTGTGGGTGACGGTCGTGGTGCTGGTTGAACCGGAGGACGCAGCGCAGTCTTGCTGAGCGATTCTGGCAAGCGTTGACGTGCTGGTGGTCGGTGATCCGGTTGCGATACCAAGGTTGGTTCTGGCGTCGGCAGCGGTGCTGGCCCCTGTACCACCATGGGAAATTGGCAGGTCGTTGGTGACCGCGCTGGTGTTTGACAGGTCAAGAGCACCCCACGAAGGAGTGGTGCTTGTGCCATTTGACAGGAGGACTTCACCGGAAGTGTTAGACGACTTGACGGCAACGTTGTTGCTTCCATCAATGTAGGTGGTTACACCGTCGGTGTTTACGTCCAACTGGTTTGCTTGGGTGCCGGACTTTGAAAGACCGTCACCAGCAATAACCTGACCGGCACCAGAGAACTTGGCGAACTCAAGAGCCGTGGTGTCAAGCGTGATGGTGTCGTTGGTGGTAAGAACCCAGCCACTGTCAGCGTTTACCGCACCTTCAGCAACGAATGTGAACAGACCGGCGGTGACTTCTGCACTGCTGTCAGCGTCACTTGATCGCGCCCAGTTGCCGCTCGTGGAAACAACGTAAATACCGTTCTCGGAGCCGGTCGACTGGTCTTTTACGAGAACACGGTCACCGTCGGCAAGAGTTACACCGTCAACCGAAGTGGTTGAGTTGCTGAGCGAAATGTCGGATCCGGTGGTCGCTACCCGAACGGATTGCTTGACATCTAGTCCGGACCGGGCCGCGTCAACGTACGCCTTGTTGGCGGCGTCCGTGTCAGCGGTTGGTGCTGAAAGCCCAGTGACCTTATTGGCAGTGATGTCATTGGCGGCGAAATCACCGCTTGAGTCGCGGAAAACCAGCGTTGAAGCAGTGTTGTTGGCGGTGGCAGCATCAAGTTTCGCCTTGTCGGTGGCGGACATGACACCGGGATCGCTGGCGGTGGCAAGATTCGGGCTGACCGTTACTGAGCCATTTGACTCGCTGATTGTGAGAGCGGCAGCGTTTGTGCCGGATGACGAAACGGAGTGAATGGTTTTACGCCATCCAGACCCGTCATACCACTTGATGACATCTTCAGTCGTGTTGTAGATCAGGCGCCCAACAAAGTTGCCGGTGGTGGGATCCGTGGCAAGGCTTTCAAAACGACCGTTGATAATCTGGTTCTGGACCAGATTCAGGTCGACTACAAATTTGGTTGAAGCCATTACGGCGTCCTTCCGCTCATGTTAGAAACGCAAACCCTGCGAATGGGCTTCCGAACTCAATGATTACATCGGTCTCGTTTACATATGTTACCTCACCGATCACCTGTGTCTTTGCACTGTCCACAACGCTTATAGAAGGAAAACCTCCTAGCGGATGGGAAAATGCCCACGTTGATGACGGTACGGCTTGTTCATACACAAAACGTTGGCTTGTGGTGAACGTAAAGAACGGTTCTGTAGGCCACCCAGACACGAGGTCTTTTGGACCCCAGAAACTTGCCGGAGCATCTTGGTCGATGTAAATATCGCCGGGATTACCAAGATCTGCGGGCGGGTCGCCCGTTCCGTACAGAATGGTGCCGCCGGGCGCCCCCTGAGTGCCGACGAGAGAGACGTAAGCGGTGAGGGTGTCCTCTGACACCGTGACGCGGTTTGAGAGTTCCTGAACCTCAACAAGCGTCTTGTTTTCAGCGACGCTAACGGTTGTCGGATATTCGTTGGGGCGTACCGTGGTCCTACTCATCTGGTGACCTCGGTGTCAACCCGAACTCTCCCCTTCAGAAGTCTATAAATTTTACCGTTTGGCGCGATGATTTCAAGATCGTAAACGCCTTCGTCATCAAGCGCTGACGTTGCTGTTGGACTCAGATACAGGGTGATCGTTCCCAGTGCGCCCCCAAGGGTGAGCCCGCCATTTTCCGTGGTCAAAGCAACTTGGAAATCGTCGCTGTCGATTTCTTCACGGATGTGCATCCGAGCCGTGTAATCAGTAAAGTCGTACAGGCTTTCGTCAGGATTCTTTACGGTAATAACACGTTCGAACGTGGCGCCTTGGTCAATGTTCAGGTTGTAAACACCAGCGATCACGGCATTCCTCCAACAGGCGGCTTCCCTACGATTTTAGCCTATTTATAAGGCTGGGAGAAACAACAAGCGAGGCGGCTATTCACCGCCTCGCTTGCAGTCCTTGTCGGGAGGAAAGTTAGGCGATCAGCCCTCTTCCGCCTTCTTTCCATCAAAGAAAGAAGCAACCGCTGGGTCGCCGATCTTCTGGGACGCCACCGCAAGGACAGCGCCAACGAGCGGCAACAGAAGAGCAATGAGTTCCGGGTCCATGTCATACTTCGCTGCGAAGTAGACAAAAAGGCCCATCACGCCACCCTTAGCGCCTTGATCAAGAGTCTGGGTCTTGTTCATATTCATCTCCCATGTTTCCAACATAGCCTGTTGTTAGAACTATGTCCTCTGCACAGTTTAGCATTCCAGCCGCTAACCATGAAGTCATACCGTCGTTGGCGGTGACATGAATATCTTTCGCATCACCAGTAATGCTTTCGGCAACGATGATCCAGTTGGTGATCATTCGCTCCGGAAAAGCGTCTTTCACCATCGCTTCCAGATCAATTTCATTTTCCTCAGCCATGGGCACTCCTGTCTCTCGGGCCTTCACCCGTTAGGAATTACAGACTGCTGACACATGCGTGCGTGACGATAAACCCTGCCGGGATAGTGAGAGATACCGCGCCAAGGATGACATCCGACGGGTTGCCGAGCGTACCACCGGGCGTTTCAGAGGTGAGAGTTTCAATGTGGATAGCCCACCTGTCGCCACCGTAATGGTCGGTGACACGACATTCCTTGTTGTCCGTCAGGAAGTACTTCGCGGATTCTTGAATAGAGTCGATTGTTCCGGCCTTGTAGCCGTTGTAGTTGGTTTGAATTTGCCAACGCCAATATTCCAACAGACCGGCGGTTGCAACATCGTAAATCTCAATTTCTGACCATTCAAGATACGTGACAGACCCTGATGACTCGGTTGTGGCGCTGCCAGCATCTGACCATTCCAAGGTGGAGTTGGGAGAACCAGTTGTCACACCAGTCAGGGTAAACGTTCCGTTGAAGTCGGTCGTGCCGAATACCTTGATTTCATCGCCGGTTTGCACACCGAAGGCGTCGCTGGATGACACGGTGGCCGTGACAACGCCAGATCCGTCACGGCTGATTGACACGATTGCCATGTCTTCACTGTCGGTGTCGTCAACGGTTGACTGGATCCCGGACCATGTTGATGGGAGGCTTCCCCAAGCGGTCGTGGACGTTGATGAGCCCAGCAGGGTGACACCGGTGAACTGTGACAGCCATTGAACATAGTCGTCGTCAACCGCAATAGCGTCTACGAGACCGCTCAACGTGTCAGGGTCGTTATCATCTTTTCCAGACGCGATGTCTCGGTATCGGAAATGTTTTCTCTGTTGATCAGCCAGACCCGCGTACCCAAGTCCAACATCCATCATCCGCGACATCGGAAATGACGGATATGTTTGCTCGGAGTCGCTTTGTAAAAGTACAGATGGCATGAGTGTTATGCACTCACGAAGGAACGAGTTCCTTGTAAAGGCGTATTCCATATAGGCGACAGGCATGGAAATGAAGAACGCGGTTTGTTCGTGGTCCTCAATTTCAATTGTTATTGAAAATTCCTGTGTTGCGGTGACTTGAGGTACGTCAACAGGGGTGCCGCGAACGATTGACCAACGGTTAGCAGTCGCTGTCTCCGTGCGAGAAGTTGAATCGGTTGAACTTACACGGGCGAGTGTTGTCGCGACCCCAAGGTTTCTTTCACCTTTGATACGGAAAAGAAACGAAAAGTCGTCGCCCCTGTCGGTAGTTGTTGATGACACGTTGTTGACCGTCAGCGTGACAGGATTTGTGTCAGTTGGGGTCACCAGTAAACTGTGGTTTGGGATACCGGCGAGGGGCAGCATGTTCGCATCGGACGAAATTGTTGCGTTACCGCTCGTCACCGACCACGAACCGGTCGTGTTCACCAGATATTTGTCGTTATCTGGCAGCAGGTTGACGACAAGATTTGCCGTCCTCTGCATGTCGGTTACGTTGTGCGACATTTCGGTCCTGCCTTAGATTGAGCCGACGGACACGGATGCGACGGGCAGCGACCCGTCGTAAGTAAAAATGCAGTCTCCTGTTGATCCGTCAATTGACGCTTTGCTTTCACCAGCATCAAGAGCGATGGTCGCGCCCGACACGTAGTCCACGCCGTTCACCTGTGAGGCACGACTTAGGATTGAGTTCACGCGAACTCGCGTGGACCAGTCCCAAGCGTCAGGTGACAAATATTCTGTGATCGCAGTATCAACTGCCGTTCTGACCGTCAGTTCATCAAAACCGGCAAGTACGGAGATGGTGATGGACACTTCGATGTTGACGAGCATCGCGTTCATCACATAATAATTGAGTCCGGCAATCAGACGTTCCTCAATGTCGCTTTGAATTGTTGCTTTGTCTGCGGCGCTAAGAGCGGCCCCTTCTTCTCCGGCTACCACGGTTACCGTTTCGCCACCGATGGCGGTTCTGCTTGTAGCGAGCCCTTCAAGTATGTCTAGGTGATATCCGCCGGAGTACACCTCGCTGGTTGATGCGCCAACAGAGTTGGAGAAGTAGATGACACGATCAGGTGACGTTCCGACTGAGGTGACTTCAAACTCTCCGTTAAATTTGGTGTCGGTCGCGTCGTGAATGATGAAACGGTCACCGGCTGTTGGTACGGCAGAGAAGTCGCTGTTCGGGTCGGCGGTGATTGAAGCACCAAGGCTTCCGCTGCTTTCGAAGATTGTCACACCGTCAGAGTTGTCAATTAGTGTGTTGTTGTATGTTTTTGCGCGGTGTACGTCCGTGTAGGTTGCTGTCGTGTAGTTGGTGATTTGGGTTGGGGTCACCAAGGCTTCTGACAGGCTGGCTAGGTAGGTGGCGCCACGATTGAAAAAGTCTTCGTCGGATTCTCCGGTCACACCTTGGGTGAGGGCTCCTGATGTCGCACAGGACAGCAGGCGGTTGGAGGCGACGAGAATAATGAGAGATGTACCACTCGCGATGTACGGCTTTTGACCGGCACTTTGCGCGACAACAGGAATGGCGCTACTCGTGTCGGATCCTTCCGAAATGGTCGCCGATTCGGTGGTAGCAAAAATGTGTTGCGTGGACACCCCGTCAACGGTTTCCAGATATGAGACTTGGGTTCCTGCCGGGATGGTTGCGCCAGCGGTGTCAATGGCGGTGAAGACGACGTTGCCGCTAGCGAATGTCGCTTCGGAGCGTGTAAGACCGATGAGACGAAGTACGCCTTCCATCAGGCCGTCGGGTAGGCGGTTGATTGCCCCGGTCATGACACCGGACACGTATGACATGGCTTGCAGGATCGCGTCTTCTACGGTTCCTTGCCTTGGCGAGAACTCAGGTAGCGATGTTTGGGCGTAGGTGACGGCAGCCGAGTAGATGTCGGCGGGCTGAACGTCGTTGATGGTCAGATCAACATAATCTTTGAAATCTGGTGAGGCCATTGCTTACTCCCTGACCGAAAATGTGATTTTGATTTGCGATTGGCCTGTATCGCTTTCAGCAATGTCTAGGCTTTCGATCGCTACTTCTGGTACGAAATATGCTGCGGTTGCGGCGAGTTGGTCTCGTGATTCCCTGTCGAACACGGGGTCTTCGCACCCGAATTCTGGGGTGAGTGGGAGTTCTCCGGGTCTGATTTGTGCGGCAAGAGCAAGAATTTGCGCATAGTAGGCGTCGGAGCCGTCGGTGAGATTTTCAGCCTTACCGGATGAGAATCTGATCGGGAAGCGCAAGGTATCCATAATGCCATTTTGCCACGTTTCTGTGGCTATCAGAGGACTTCCCCGAGGATAACCACCTCGTCAAACTGGTTGTTGAGGAAGCCGCACAGTACTTTTGTTCCGACGCTAGGCGCTCTGTCTCCGCTGGGACCGTCGTAGGTGATGGAGGATGCTCCGGCGATGGTGACGCAGGGACCGAAGGCGAAGTCTGGTGTTACTTGCGGGATTTCAACGTACACGCCGTATGAGTCGGATCGGCGAACTACTCCGACATAGAGGCCGGAGGTGGTGAGGGCGCTGGATGCGGTTTTGGATGGCGAGGTGTAGTTGATCATCTGAACGTCCTACCCGTGTTTACACTCAGCAGGTTTGGCATTTCGTACCTTACAAGCCGACGCACTTCAGGGCGGTTCAGAACCCGATAACTGGGCGACTGCGCTCCGTACTTAGATCTGAACGATGAGTACATCTGATTTTGGATACTTACCGTTGTTGCTTCCCACAACGTTTTTGCGTCACGGGTGGCTTTGTTGAAGATTTCTGCGTACAGGCGACCAGAAGATGTTCCGAGCACTTCGGCGGTTGCTTCACTTACGGCGCTTCGCAAACTCAGCGGGATGCGAGATTCTTGAACGTCGTAAATGTTTCTAAATAGTTGTTCACGTACGGCAACCAGCGCCTTATAGGCAATGTTTTGGTCACCACCAATAAGAGTGTCTTTTGCTGTTTCAATAACTCGTGTTTTGGAACTGTAGGTCAACTGCTCCCACACTTCTTCGGCCCAGAACGTAGCCGCATTTTTATAGGATGTGTAATTACTGCTGAACGTGGCATAGGGAACGCCCGCTTCGTCATATCCCATAAAACGGGTAACATATTCCCCAATAAGTGCCTGAATATCACTAGGAAGAGACGAGGCATCTGCCGAATCCTCGCTTGAATATCCCCCGCCACCCGAACCTGCTGGCGCCTCCGGGTCTGACGGGATTCGGAAAGAAACAGTTACCGGGTCTGCAACACCTTCCTCAAATTCAACTGCTGTGATCAAATACAGACCTTCGAATTTTGGTATACCAGTCAAGTTGATTGTCATGCCCGGACGCAACTGGCGGCCATTAGTCCTTTCCACAAGAATTGTTCCCTCGGCATCCATAGGGTCGTCATCAGAACGTCGAAGACTGGGCATCTCCATCAACTGATACCGATTCTGGGCACCGGGAAACGCGGAGTCCAGCGACTCCGGCCACCCGAAAGGAATCAAAGTGTTGCCTTGGAAAATGAAGTCTGGGTCGCCCCACTTCCCGGCGAGGTGCGTTTGCGAAGTGAAAAACAAAATGTTGTTGGTTTCGTAAACGACGAACTGGTTGTCGTTAGCGACACGGCTGAGGACATCCCAAACCGATTCATCGACATTGGCGCTGCGACCCTTAACGATCGTCTGGCTTTTCGTGGTTTCCTGACCAAAGAAGCCCATGCTGAATCGTGCGGCAACCGTTGCGGCGAACTGTGTTGGTGTGAGACCAGTAAACGCTTCCGCGCCCTTGTCGCGCTTCATCAACTGGATTGCTTTGCTTCGTGCAGCAATCCTGTACAGCGGATCCAATCCACTGCTTCGCTGCACATCAACAGCGCTGACTTCAAACAGCATCCCGGCGTAGGTGATGTCGCGCCTGATGTCAAAGTATCCGGCTGACGCAAACTTGAAGTCTTTGTCAACTACCTCAAAGTTGATTTCTGAAGCCATGTCCATAGTGAAAGACGCACTGAGTCGCGTAATGGCAGGCGTGATGTCAAGGTTTTGACCTGACGGGTTAGTGATTGAAATTAAATCCGGATCGATCGGAATAAAGTTAGCCATAGCGTTTTATCCCGTTTTCTCAATCACCGATAAGCGGTCTGCCGTAACGATCCCAACTGTCAGTCCACGACACAAACTCAACTTCCGCTTCGCCTTCTTTCGGCGGGTT